ATCGGCACGTGCTGAAAGTGGAAAGTACCTGTGGTGGTTGTGGGAGCAGGGCGCAACGTTAGAAGCAATTAACTGGTATGTGCAAGAACGTGCTAAATATAATGAACATGCCCCAATGGCTTCTGAATATCCATCTGATGATATTGAAGCCTTTGTACATTCTGGTGAACGTGTCTTCGATAAGTATAAAGTTGATGAGTTTAGAGCATCGTGCAAACAACCTAAGTATATTGGAGATGTTTATGCAGATGGCGATTCTGGTAAGGACGCACTAAAGAATCTTCGCTTTGCAGAAGATACACAAGGATTACTATGGATTTGGGATTTACCAGAGATTGATGATAAAGAAACAGTTACAAATAGGTATCTTACAATAGTTGATATTGGTGGGCGCTCGAAAAAAGCCGACTGGTCTGTTATCTTAGTAATAGACCGTCTATTTATGTTAGATGGAGGTAGACCAGAAGTTGTTGCTCAATGGTACGGACATATTGATATGGATATACTTGCATGGAAAGCTGCACAGATAGCTGCTTTCTATGACAACTCTCTACTTGTTATCGAGAGTAACACCCTTGAGACGCATGACAAGGAAAGACAAGTTGATGGAGATTTATCACACTTTATCCTTAATCAAATTAAAGAAGTCTACCCCAATCTCTATGCACGTAAGCAAACAGAAGACGAGATTAGGGAAGGTCTGCCTCGTAAGTATGGTTTCCACACCAACGTTGCAACTAAGCCCATGATCATATCAACTCTGATTAAAGTAGTACGTGAGCATATGTACATTGAACGTGATGAGCGTTGTTTGGACGAATATGTGGTTTATGAGAAAAAACAAAATGGAGCCTTTGGTGCTATTATTGGTAAGCATGACGATTTATTAATGACACGTGCTATTGGTCTTCATATTTGCTTTTTTGAAATGCCTATACCAACTATTGTGCTGCGTGTCAAGATGCGCGTCCCGAAAAAAAAGAAAGCAGTATCAGCTGCAACAATATAAGTTTAATTTAATATATAATAAGATGATGAATGTTTTTAAAAAATTGAAATCTGACCTTCGCTATCGTGAAGCGGTAAGGAAGGCGAATGAGGCACATGAGAGAACTGGTGAACGTTATTATGTTATGCCAGCGTCAGGTACAAAAAAAGCACTCCTGGTTATGGATAGATTTAACTTTCGTCGACTAAAACACAAAGGCTATATCACCAATAAGGCTTTTGTTGCTGACCTTGAAAGAGAGTGCTTTTATGCAACCCCATATAGAAATGGGACAGCAGAAATGCCAGCCTCTGTTATTGAATTGAAGAAGCAACAGTATTACTCTTGGTGCAATGGGAAGATACAACGTAAGACAAAAACAAAGTCTTGACGGCATTGCCACCCTTACCAATGACCCTTTAGCGGTAGAGAATATTCAAAAGAAAGTAAACAAGAAGAAGTAAAACAAAAGGCGTAGGAAAATCCTACGCCTTTTGTTATGAAGCTTGTAACGCTCGATGTAGCTGATCTACAGCCTGCATGTTAGCTCCCTGTTGTGCTTGCTGCATAATCTGTGGTGATACACCTTGAGGCAACTGTCCTTGTTGCATCTGTTCTTTCTGAGATTGTAAACTTTGCAATAAATCATCAGCAAATGGGAAATCACCATTTTCAAGTAGTTGTTCTACGCTGATAGCTTGAGCTTGCCATAGTTGCATAAGAACATCATTTGCAAGTTGACGATATGCTGGCGTTGTTGTACTTTCGGTGATAGATAAGTCAAATTCAACATCTCTAATTTTCTTAGGGTCGTATTCGATTTGTGTACCGCTCTTACCTGCAATGTTAAACACACGTTTTCCATCATAGAATTGCTGTATATTCTTCACGTCCTTATAAGCTCCATCTATAACAAAGTAAGAGAAACACTCCAACATATCAAGCAATGACATTGTAGAGTTCTGAACTTGCTGATTATACATAGATGCACTTTGTCCAGAGAAGCCGGGCTTACCCTGCAAAGCTCCATTAACACCTGATATGTCTTCAAAGAACTTTAACTGTAAATTGAGTAATTCGGTAATACCAATATTGGTAGAGTTGTTTGCTACTTGATGTGGCATTTGTCCTGTCTTAGATGGTTTAAACACTATAACTCCGTTAAACTCCGCCCAACTTTCAGCAATATCTTCTATGCTAACACCATCAGGTAAACAATCATCTGGCATCAATAAGACGCCCTTAGCACTCGCTCGCATTATCCAATCGTATAGCGTAATGAGTCGGTTAGTATATCTCTGCTGGTCTATTACGTCACTAACAAACGAATGAATCTCACCATCTATGAATGGATAAGCTTTGAAGATATAAGGGTGACTTCCATGTTCAAAAGGAGTCTCTCCCTCTTTAAGGATATGTCCAAATGGGGAAAGATAATAGAAGTACCAATAATCATCCATGAACCAAGTAGCTTTGATGAGTGGAACTTCTTCTGTTGGCATTCCTGAAGCCTCAGCCATTTGCATACGCTGCTCGTTTACCACCACAACGTCCTTGTAATAATCTTCCTCATCTATTTTGTAGATATCACCATTAAGATAGTCATGACAACGATAGCGTGGTTTCTGTTCCTTGCGCCAAACCTCTATAACACGACACCTTCCAGGCTCACTGGTGAAAAGAAAATCAAAATTATCAAGTCTACTGTAACCAAACTTCTCTGCGTAGCTCGCTATATATTCCTTACTATCTGCCCATTTGTAAATATCTTTCAGTTTGCGATAATCATCTGGGGTTTCTGCAAACTGTTCACAGAGTTGTCCAAAGCTAATATCGTGCACCTCTCCTAAGCAACCAACGTCCCAACCACGGAAATCACGCATATTATTATCGATAAAGAAGTTATTGGGCTGCACATAATCCGTCCAGCAATCTTCCTTACCGTTACGCCATCCATAACTTTTGCGATGTACAATAAAACCTGATATCAAAAACTCTTCCATTGTACGTGCATATACCTCACTCATCCTGTTGAGCTGCATATTACATTGCAGAATTGTAGACATTGTTTCTCCAAGTTTCTGTTCTTCTCTATCTCGTGCTACACATGTAGGTTCTTTAGATTGTGAACGATATACACCAAGTACATTACGAACAAGTCTTCGGATAAGATTATTCTTAAGAGGGACATTGCCTTGCTGCTTGATATATTCTTCCTCTGTCATCGTTTTGCCATCGACGCAAATCTTATCATCCCATTGGTCTCCGTAGGTGTATCTCTTGTTTCTCTGTCTATCTTTTCGGAACTGGTCCATTTCATTCCAATAATGTTGAGCCTCCATGAGTACATCAAAAGCCCTACGCCTCTCAAAGTTGTTGATATGAAAAGCAACCGTATCCATTTCTTCATCTTTTGTTTTTGGAGTAATACGGCTCATCGGTATCAGCTTCTCTCTTTTATTTGTAACAGTATGCATATTTAAATCCAATTTAATAGTGTAGGCAAAGATAAACAATGCCTACACTATCAGTAGTTTAACTATTTACGTGTCTTGTTCATTTCGTTAATCATCTCTTTTTTAAGATTCGTGAGTTCTTTCTCGAGTATTATACGTTCCTCTTCGTCGTTAGCCTCTTTCAACTCTTGATAAAGAGCGTCAATATCCTTGCTGTAGTCTTCGAAGATCTCATACCGAGCAAACTCTGGAGAGTTATATAAGAAATCTATCTTGTCTGCATAATCAAAGATACCTTTGTCCGTATCATTTTCATAATGTTTTATTCTCGCCTTTAGGATATCATGTTCCTCTTTAACTCTCATATATTCGTTGTTGATCGCACGTGCCTCCGTGCGCTCGTCTCCATTTTTTAAAACTCGATTGAGGAGTAAGAAATTACGTGGGTCATATTCTCTTTCTCCAGCTATCGTCTCTGCACTTTTAGTTAGCTTGTCTATTGTACTGGAAACGCCTCCAAAATATCCATTAAGAAGATATTCTATCTGCGCAGGATTAATGTCAATAGTACCCTTAGTGTAATTATCTCCGCCAGTAGTTTCATTAAGTACTTTTGCCACATTCACGAGGTACTTATTTGCACTCTTGTATGCTTTCGTCCATTCTGGCATATTCTTATTAAAAGGAGTATCCTTATAGATAGGCATACCTGTCCAGCTCTTATTGCTATAAACCTCTGCAAATGGCTTAATCGCACTTGGTACAAAAGCTTTAACACCTCCACCACCTTCTAAGAAGTCTATTGGTAGAACTTGCGTCATCTGTCCAGCTATAGCCTTACCCAACTCTGAATCTGTAAAATGCTCTTTACCACTCATAGCACTAACCATAAGTTCTCCCATACCATAAACGGCACGATACTCTACAGGTAACGGAATAGAGACCCACTGATCTCCAACTTTGAACAAGATATTGCTACGCCTTACGTATTCAGGCAAGTTCCAATAACTATTTGCATCTTCTTCATCATCTCCGTCTCCCATTCCTATACCTGCAATTAAAGCACCAAGTAAGAACATTGTTGCTGCGCCAACAAACGCTTTGACAGGATGTTTTTTAAATTGTCTACCTAAGTTTGTTGTACCTTGTATTGCTGCATTCCAGAAAACAAACCCACTACGTCCTATCCCAGAAACGAAAGCACTTGTATTACCAATCTTTGTCTGTCCAACTGCTTTCATAAATTTTGCACCACTACCTTTCTTATTGAAGTTTACAGATATTTCTTTTGCATCATAGATAGAACGTTCTACTGTTCTACCCATCTCACGTGACGTAAGGTAAGCAGCAAAGCGTGCGCAGTTCTCAACAGCACGATTGTACTCGTCAAGTCTTTCGCTGAGCAAATTGAATGCTTTAGCAATACTTAGCTTGCCATTAGCACGCTTCAACTCTCTACGAATATCATTCTTATGTTGCTCAATATCTCTCACATTAGCATAGCCTGTTTCGCCGCCATTCATCATAAACTGATAGAACATATGTTCCAGTTTATTATTCATATCAAGCGTTCCTTTTCTATGCTTGGCAAGAAGGACTTTTATTTGTGCAGGGTTGCAACGTGCGATATTTCTATGGAAGCGTAATGCGTAATTAGGACTTTCCTTAACCCATACTATCGTGTTTGAGTAAAGCATATCGCGAATAAAGTTAGATACTACGAAGTCTGGGTTTCTTGTTGTATAGAACGCACTTAGTTGTCTATTAACCATCTCCCCTGCTTTAAGGATTGCGCCAATAGCACCAGATGTATCATTGTCTGGGTTCGTCTGCCCATTGAGAGCTTGAGCAGCTCGTGGATTACCATTAAGGGTTAATATATATGGTCTTCCACCACGCTTAACAACGACTTGGTGTTGCCGCAAATCACGATTCTCTACAATTCTGTAAGGGATATTAACTATATCTTTACCATGTTTATACTTGTCAGGATCCTCCTCTGAAAGTTTTTTCATTCTTTCTTCAAACTCATTCAACTTTCGTTCTACATCCTCTGCAGAGTCGTTTTCCTCAAAGTTGTCAGGGAATACTGGCTTCCATTCGTCTGCCACATCATCATATTTTAACCACATGTCGCTAATGCTAACGAGGTCACTTGGATGATTGAGTACAAAGTTAAAGAAGCGCTGCTTAACAAGTTTATTTCTATTTCCCTGCGTTATAGCACTCTCAGCCATACTTTGCATATTCGCAAAAGGGTCATCAGCTTTAGAAGAACGTCCCTTGGCAACTTTGATTGGTGCATTGAAAGCGCTATTCTGATGCAAAAGGTATGCGTATGCTTCCTCACTTGTTGTCTCATCAAAGCCACGAAGAGGAATGTAGTATTTGTACATATCGCTTATTTTCTCATAAGTGTCCTTATCCATCATTCCACACTCGTAACTCTTAGACAAAATTGCAGCGTTTACGGTATTTACCTTGTCCCAGAGATTGGTAGTATCATGAGTGCTCTCGTATCCTGAAACCATTGCCTCAGCATCTGCTTCTGCCTCCGTAACATTATCTTTGCCTGTCAATGCTGTAAGGCCTGCATAGTCACGATTCTCTGCTAAACCCGCACGTGCACTTTTTTGAGCATCATTTAACTTTTCGTTATTAATAATGTCTTCTATCGCACGATTACGCATGACAGCATTACGTTCCAAGCCGTGCTTTGCCATCATATAATCCACAAGTTCAGCACGTTCTTGTGCATTCTTACATAGCTTAGAAACTTCTGCAAGCATTGGCTTAAATACAAGGTGTGCAAAAGCATCCGCCTCCGCTTTGTTTACTGACGACAATCTGTTTTCGCCTAAGTAGGCATTTTCATAGCCATCAATGTCCTCAATATTTATATTCTTTCCCTCAGCTTTAATAATAGCATTCATAGCCTCTTTAAGCCCAAGCATACTATCTTGCAAGGCTTCTTGTGTCTGGAACATTGCTCTATTAACACGCTGCTCGTATTTCTCTCTCGCATTAACATGCTCTTTCTCTTTAGAATCATCTTCTCTATATAGAATCCCTCGTTCAGCTACATTAGAAGAATCAGTGTTCCGCTGATCATAGTTTCCAACCTTTAATTCATTTTGCTTTGCTATGTCTTCTGCCTGACCCAATATACTACGATATCTGCCTGGATCTTTCATGTTCTCATAACTTCTCCATAGTAAATAACGAAGTTCGTTGTCACTTAATTCTGTAGCTGACCAGTCCTCAAAACCTATGCTATGCAACATCTTTAGGAATAGGCTTTTTATTTTATTCCATATTGTATGATGAACCCTCTCAAAGTCTGTTCGTTCTGCCAGTCCAGCAAGATACTCTTCTGTTGCTGTACGGAAATCCCAGTTGTTCTTTGCCGCTTGCTCCGTTATGAGACGTCTTATTTCTGGTTCAACATTCTGATAAACGTTATCAAGGAACGTTTCAAAATGTTCGCCAAACAATTTCCTTAGTCCATAATGCGCCACAGCTTCATGTAGTAGAGTCTTCTCCACATCTTCTACACTTGTATGATTAGGAACAATGATAGTAATTTTATCGCTGCTCTTAGAATAGAATCCCTTTGCCTTAGCATTTTTACCCTGCAAGCCGTTACTATCTATGACAGTTTCAACGTTATCAAGATGTAGACTGTCAGCAAGTTCACTTATACGGTTTATCATGCGCTGACGTTCCCTTTCCGCAAAAGCTTTATGATCATCCTCGGTACGATTGCTCTTACCAAGCATCTTTGCAACTGGGTCATTAATAAAGCTTAGTTCGTTATCCGATAATGGACCTTGCCCAGAACGCATAAGAGTTTGATCATCTTCAGGAATTTCTGAAAGTGAAGAGGTTGCCTCAACGTGTTTATCCATCTCGGCATACTTCTTCTCCTTTTCTTCCATCTCTTTCTTCATCGCTTCTGTGTACTCTACATATTTCGCCTTAGCTTCTTCAAGTTCACTCTCGAATTCGAAAGGTTTACCTTCTCTTGAAAGAACATGTTCTAAATCAGACTTATAATGAGAGATATTTTGCGTCGCACGTTCTATCCTTTCCTTGAAATCATCACCCGTAATTATATTATCGGTAATATCCTCTATAGCATTGCGTATCAACGCACCCTTTACAGGTACATCTTCAAGCCCAAGTTCCTTTTGAGAATATGTCATTGTACGAGTAGACTTAGCAAAGATATTAATTCCCTTAGAAGTTGTTTCTTTTGAAACTTCGGTATGAATGGTAAAGTTTAGTCCATCAATGTCAACATTAATGGTACTACCATAAGTAGCATTGGTTCCATTCTTAACCTTTTCGCTTTCTTCTTTAACCTTCTTATTATGGTCTTTAAAGAAATCCTCCATTTCTGCTACGCTATCATACTTATTTTTACCAACGATGATAGCTTTAAATTTGCCATCAGGGTAGGTATTATTCACAAGTGAAAGGTTCTTCTCGTTCTCTTCCTTTTGAAGTTGAGCATTCTTGATAAGTCCATTAAGACGTGGCTTAGCATTGTGAATGTAAGTTTGATCAGCTTCCCACTGGCGTTTGCGACTTTCGTACTTACGGACGTTCTTCTCTGCTTGGTTCTTCAACATAGCATACTCACTTCCTGAAAGTTGCGCTACAGTATCTCCGAAAGCATCTTCTTCCTCTTCAAGAATACGATTCTCCATACTGTTTGCCATGAGCTGTTTACCATTCATTATACTTTCAGCAATAGCACCCTTAGTCTTTAGTCTCTGATAAGCAGTTACATCTAAGCTATCTTCTACTCCGAAACGAAGCACGCGCACAGGCTTATTCATATCCTTATGAATATTTCCTTGTCGCAATATACGTCCATTACGCTGCGTATAATCCATAGGTCTATTAGGTGCATCGATATGTATCAGCGTATGTAGGCGCTCTTGTATATTCACGCCTGTACCAAGCGTAAATGTACTACCCATAATTACACGTACCTCTCCACGATTAACTTTATCGAAGATTTCCAACTTATTTTTGATAGTCATTCCAGACTTCATAACAACTATCTGCTTCTCTGGTACGCCCGCCTCTATGAGTTTCCTTCTAATATCTTCATACAGATTGAAACCGCTCTCTTTATTCTGATAATTATCTGCAAATAATGCTACAGTACCGTTATATGAGGCTGTCTCTTCTAGAGAACGCAAAGTCTGACGTACAGCTTCATTAGTCTTACTGTTGGGATCGTCTTCTGCCGTTGCGTCAACTAGTCGTGCGTCAACCGCTGCTGCTTTAGCAATACCATACATTGTAAGTGGAATGTGAGATTTCTCTTTTTTCTCCTTACCGCTCATATTGTCGTATTCTTCAAGCGCAGATTTGACGTATTTCATAATGCCACGAAGTGCTGTCGTTTGAGGCAAGTAAAGGTCTTGCGCTTTACCTCCTTCCATCTCAGGAATTTTATCACTGACTCCACCTGCATCTTTTGTTCGAACAGTGTCTGATACACTTGACCAAATACGCACTAATTCTGGTAAATCAATATAGCCAGCAAAACGATTGTTTTCTCTGAACTTTCCGCTAGTGGTAAACTCAAGCATCTGTTGGATATTACCAAAGTTTCGTACGAAGTCATCAAAGTAATAGATTCCATACTCTTTCATTGTGTCAGCAGGCATGAGATAACGCATGAATGTCCATATCTCCGCTGCTGTATTACTGATAGGAGTACCAGTTGCAAAAATAACGTTACGTCCATGATTCTTTTGTAATACAGCTTGCGTTTTGAGATAAACACCTTGTGACTTCTTAGAGTAGGAATTATCTACACCTTTAACACCACGTTGCATTGCAGTTGCAAATCCAAGATGCTTGTACTCGTGCGCTTCATCGATAAGCAGTGCATCAATCCCCATATCATCAAAGTTCTCTGTATCATCAGTTCTCCGCTCAAGCATCTCACGAGCTTTCACCTCTGTATTCTGCTTTGTAACAGCACGTCGTTTTTCGTCTTTTACCGTTCTCTTTTCAGAAAGCGTATTAGTCAAATGCGCCAATTCTTCTTTCAATTGCTCAACTTCTTTCTCTGCTTGACGAGTGATTAGATTACGACCAGAATCATCGGCTTCTTTCATCTTCTCCAAAACAGCCTGCTTCTCTTCTATTTTATCCTGGATAAATGCCATCTGACGCTCTTCGCTATCGGGGATAAATTCAAAGGTCGATTGAGGAACGACTATCATATCCCAATCGTTGTAACGTATCTTAGCATAGAAATTCTTTCTTCCTTCCGCATTGCGGTCACTATCCTCAAGCGTAAGAATCTTAGCATTTGGATATAACTGTTTTGCACTTGCAACAAACTGCCCAACAGTTGCATTCTGTACTACAATCATAGGCTTACGTGCTGTGCCCAACCTACGCATTTCCATTGCTGTGGAAATAAGTGTAAAGGTTTTGCCTGTACCTACCTCATGTGCAAGCATTAACGGCTGCATCGTTCCACGTACAACGGCCTTTGCTTGATGTGGACGTAATGTGATGTTATGAGTAGCACCTCCGAAATGCTCAGGGATGTATTCACTTGGTATATCAATAGGTACGTAATTATTGAAAAGGTCATTATACAGCTGCTCCATCTTGTCAGACATATCAGGATCATTCTGCATTTTATTACGTGCCCAGTCCTTAAATTCCTGCCTTATTTCGTCTATACGGCTTGAGCATGCTTGCGTTGCTTCCTTATCAGTTATAGTCTCTGTTGTGCCATCATAATGCTTGCGTGTTGTAGAAACTGTAATAGTCTTATTCTGGATAGCCGCTTCTATAAGTTCATGTCCCATAACATGTTTACCCAACAAGTCGCTATGTACGCCAAATGAACGATTCTTTTCATTGTTCGTCCAATGCGGCTCTTTCATAAACCATGTTCCGCCTGCTGCTGTAAACTTGACATCAACATCCGTTTTATCCTTAACATATTCCTCATAAAGTTCTGGCGCAATCCATGATGAACCTAAGTTAAACTCTATCAGATGCGCAGGTATACTATTAGGTATAACATCTTTAAGGGCTTTAATGTTGTCGTTATACTCTCCGTTTTCATTACTCCCTTCTGCCTGCTTCAATTTCTCTCTTACATTACCACTAAGATACTGGTATGATACCTCCACCTGTTTGCTTACAGGATTCTCGAAACCTAATCCGCTTGCAATAATCTCACGTTTAACATCTTCCTCTGCCTTGCCAAGCTGATTACTGATATATGGGACATTTATTTTGCCAAACTTATAAACGCTCACCACGATACCATCTTTTACATTCTTAGGCTGTGGTTCCACATTCTTCTCAACAACACGCTTTTTGAAGATGTCTGTTTTATGGAATAATTCGACGCGCTTACCATCTTTATCTGCTTTTTCTTCATATTTCTCTAAAGAGAATACGTTTGGATAGTCGACATCGTTGCGCAAAAATGCGATAGAAGTGTTCTTGTTAAGATGACCATATGTATCTACAAAAGAGTCGTACGCCTTATTCAATTTATCAAGTAATGACTGTAATCCATCGTTGCCCTCATTTTCTGTCTGATACTTTAATACATCATTAAGCGCCTGCTTAATATCCGTATAAGCCTTAAAACACTCTTCTTTAGTGTGACCTTTGACCTTGTTAGCATTAAGATTGAGTGGAACTGCTTGACCTAATTGAGCCACACAAAGCTGACCATCTTTGTTGACAAGCATGCTTCCCTCTTTGACATCGTTACCAAGTTCCTCATACACATTAATAGGCTCCGTGTCTTGTTTTGTTGAGGCAGCCTCGTTTTTCATGTTAGTAAAAGACTTAACAAAGTTCTTTAGCAACTTATCTTGTGGCTTGTCAGCAGTAGGATAAAGACCTTTTGAAGTTGCCCGATAGTTGTCTCCATGTTCAAAAGCGAACTCCATCTTACCAGCCATCATTTCAGGGTGATCAATGAAGTATTTGTTGTAATCCATCGAAAGATGTTTAACAACTGGAACTTCTACACCCTTGACACGTTTCGTCTCCCCTGTATCAAATTTGACCGAACGTTCACCTGTAACAGTGCTTACATCTATTGCGTTTGGCGAAACTTGACCATTAACACGCTTACGAATAACGATAATATCTGATGTAACACCAGTGCCACCAAATGTTTTATTATTCAATCGGAAAGCACCGACAACATCAGCGTTACCATCACTTACCAACCAGTCGCGTAGTTTCTGTGAGTTATCAAGCGTACCATTTGAGGATATAAAAATACCAATACCACCCTCACGAAGTTTACGCACATTCTTAGCAATGCAGAAGTCGTGAATATTGTGGAATTTCTTAGAAAGGTCGCCGTCTCCTGTTGTGTCGTTTACTCGAAGACCTGTAACAAAAGGAACATTAGTAATAGCAAGATCTACACTTCCATTCGGAACTCGTGTCTGTTCAAAGCCTTGTATGTTGATATTCGCCTCAGGATAAAGCAAAGAAAGGATGTTACCAGACGTTCCGTCTATCTCAACGGCCTGAATATGGCTATTGTCGCTTATATTCATTGGCATAAGACCAAGAATATTACCGATACCTGCAGAGCCTTCAAGAATATTGCCACCCTTAAAGCCCATCTGTTTTGCAACATCCCACAGCGTATCTATAACGTACGCAGGTGTATAATAAGCACTATTAGCACTCATCACGGCTTGTTCATAACCCTCTGCACCGAGCAAATTCTGTAGCCGAGCAGGGATAGAATCTTTACTCCAGTTGTATGAAGTTTGATTAAAGGCTTTGCCTAAACCTCCCCATCCACTAAACCTTCTGAGAACAGACATTTGTTCGGGAGTTGCTTTTTCGCCACTCTCGACAAGTTCATTAGCCAACTCAATAGCTTTGATATTGGCTTCAATACGAGCATCAACTGATGTAGGAGCATAGTCTACTCCACGCTCAGCATGATTATTAGAAACGTTTAATCTCGATAAGCGTCCAGAGGGTCGTTCATTGCTGCTTCGCTCCTCTGACGTTCTGCCCTGTATTCGGCTATCTCCTTGTTGCTCAGACCTGCGTCTTTCAGTATCTGTGTCCAGTTGTCTTTCGTTAACTGACCTGCTCCCAGAAGATTCTCGTTGCGAAACTTCATCATTTCCTGTTCGATTTTCTGTTCGAGTTCTTGAGTTATCTTCATTGTTCTGTGATTTATATTCGTTTTCATCGAAGAAGCCTCCAAACAAATCACCTGTGGTAGGCTGCTTCAAAGATACATCTTTTTTCTTTGAGTTGTTCTTTTTTGCTGGTTTTTCTTTCTCTGTACTTACTTTTTCTTCTTTTGCAGCAATCGCTCCATTTGAGTTTGCAACAGGTGTAAGCTCATCCCAATTAGTAACCTCATACATGACTGGAGCCAAACCTGTATCAAGTATTGGTCTATTATTATCAGCCTTGTCGATGTCATAAAGAGTTGCCTCCTTGCCCTTATACATCACCTTATCACCAATATTGAAGCCGTGCAAATCAGGGACGATCTTCTCCTGCCACCCTTCTTTATTAAGCGTCTTTGCAAGATGTCTCCATTCTTCAATAGAAGCCTGCCCATTTAGCTTAATAGCAACCTTATAAGGGGAGATGAAATGCCCAACTTTAATTTCTGTACCAGTTTCGTTATTAACAAATGTCTTTCCAAAGATACTCTCTATATCCTCCTCAGAAGTAAACCTACCTTCGAGTCCATTAGATGTAGGAGTATCGTTTGCAGTTTCATCTTTGCCGTTAATAGCTACCCTGTAGCCAGCACGTATCAATTTCGGGAGATAGTTGTCAAGTGAATGATCTGGGAAGCCAACCACGCTAATACCATCATTCCTTTTGGTAAGAACAATACCAAGTGTCTTAGATAAATCTTTTGCATCATCTTGATATGTCTCGTAGAAATCGCCAACACGGAGCAAAATTTTTGTATCTGGATACTTCTCTTTTAACGCATTATAGTGAGCAAGCAACCTACTATTAGTTGATTGTTCTGTAGTAGGTCGGAGATTCTCCTCTTCCAAATTCTTTTCAGGTTCATTTTTCTGCACCTCATTAGCATTCGCCTTTGTCCCATCAGAGAACTTGTAGTATTCTATCTGTCCGTCTGAGCCATGGAACGCAGCTACTATATGTTTATAAGCACTATGCTTTAAAGAATAGACACGTTCACCACCGTGGAACCCTTGTACATCTTCATCCTCTTCCAGGATAGAACGAGTACGAGCAATTACAGCATCAATAATTCGATCTAGATTTTTTTTATTTTCCTCTTTACTCAACGACTTATCCCCAATAACAAAGTCTAATAAAGCTTTAATTTTAGGGTCTGAATAATCAGTGTAATTGTCTATGACAAAGTCATACAGCTCTTTAGCAACAGAATTTCTTATTACTTCTTCAGAATTACCTGTCACAGGATTAATGATTTGCTGTATAGTCTTGTCCTTGGCAATAGAGTTTATTTGCTCTGCTAAATATGATTTTATATCAGAATCAATCTTACTGTGTACTTCCGCATTTTTGGTTTCTTCCTTTGGTTGCACAGTATCTTTATTACCGCTTAAAATCTCTTTACGCATATTTTCTTGCGGATTTTGCGTATTATTTTCTTCTGATTGTGTGTTAAAGATTGTATCTGCAAAAGCATGTGCGTCTTTTGCTGTGTTAAACACAAAACCATTAACACCACGGAAAGAAGAGTAATAACCATTATGTTCTTTTGCCACCTGCTTACGCTGGGTGTAAACATCCTTGTCTGTGCGCTCCTTACCACGTACAACCCAGATATCAACATCTTTCTTGTTATTGTGCTGCTTGGTAATAGAATACACATCATTATCTACATCTTCTAACTCGTTAGTATTACTCTGTTCTTGCTTTGCATTAAACTCAACTGTTGCTTCGTTGTTAATCTGCTCAGCTGTTTCAATAGCGGAAGGTGTTAACTGCTCACCATCATTACCAATTGTAGCGACGTCAAAGTGGCCCACCTCGTCATAAGGGGTCATGTCTTTTGACAACTCTGCCATCTCTGGTAAATCTCTTGCACCATTGTAGAATGCTTTGAGGTATGGACGAATAGCATCTCCGAGGTCAGAAATCATTTCCTTTGCATAGGCTCCAAAGGCACGTGCACCATTCTCTATATGATACACAGCCATTTCTGCACCAATAGCCAACATCTCAGGGTCTACACCTAAATTAAGCTGACCCAACTTAGAACGCATACGTTTCTTTAATTCTTCGTAGCGTTCATTAGACACAAGACGCTTGCTGCCTTTGTTCTCAATAGGATGTTGTACATTCACATCTCCCTCTGTTTTAACAGAAGAATATTCTGCAAACGGTTTTGTCTTGCGTTTACTGCTATCAATCCACTTCTTGAACTCTTCCTTGCTAACTTCTGTAATGTTGCCCAAGCCTTGCCATCCCTCTTCATAATTAGAAAGGTATGCTTTCCTTGCGCTCTCCATATCAGAGAATCCGTACATTACCTTATGTTCATCGAAAGAACCATCTTTGTTTACTTGGTCTACAACAAAGACATTACCCTCTGTTGGGTTATCTGACAAGAAGATGTCGATATGATCACCATCAACACTTTCTGTGCCTCGAATGTATCCGTAGGTGTTATGCATCTCGGTTTCCCATTCCTTGCCATTTGCATCCTTACCACGACGAATGCTGCCCTTAGGCTGCTCAATAGTGACATTGAAGCCATCTACCTTGATATGACCTTTCTTGTAATTCCCAGCTTCTTTCTGTGCCTCAGTCGGATTGGTATCGACCTTTGCTTCCTCTTTTTTACGTGTACGCTTAGCTTTATCCTCTTCCGCTACACGTTCAGCCATTGCAAATAAATCTGCATCTCTTGCGGACTTTTCTAAATAATTGTCTACAATTTCTTGCTTTGTATCAGAAGATTGCTTATCTTTGCCCTCGAAATCATTGTTATGGTTTGATGCGCTGCCAGCTTGCTCGTTGCTTTGAGAAGCTTGCTCGGTGGGAACATTTGCAGGGGCAACACCTGTAGTAGAAGTATCTTTCGCGCCCTTCTCCCATAACAATGTTCTTTTTGTTAAGCCTTCTATTCTTTCATAACCAGAAGTCTTTATTCCGTAATAGCTTCCACTTAACGAATCCAATAGAACTGTTACTGCACGTCTACCTGTACGACTTCTACCATTTTCGATAGAGAATATGATTGCACCTTTTTCTCCTTGACGTACGTGATCAAAATTATCTATCACATCTAATACGAAATCTATCGCATCATCAGCTTTAGAGAGTCCTATCTCCTTTCCATGCCTATCAAAAACATGTTTAAGCATAGAGGGTGTAAGACGAAAAGGTGCCTGAGGTTTATTAATTTTATTAAAGACCTCGTCTGGTATATTTGCTAAATCAATATTTCCATTGATGTCTTGATAGAAGTTCTCTCCATTGTCAGACTTCTGTTGACTAAGAGAATAAGCCCCTTCATCAGCTTTCTCTACTCTTTCTTCTCTGATTTTTCCACTATCTCCTTCAGTTCCTCCTTGATTGGTTTCTGTCCCATCGCTATTCTCACTTCGTCCTCTTGACGTAGCATCTCCATTGCTTCCTGTTCTCCCTTCTTGGCTTGCTGAACTATCGCCAGCCAATACATTGCTTCCTTGTTGTCCATTATGTTCTATATTTAAAGTTTCTTTGATTGCCTGCACAAGTGAACGTGGTGTGTTATCAGGTTGCTCGAACAGAGTTTCTTCTTGTGTGCCTTGTATAAGGTCGTACATCTTATTGAACGTACCCTGTATAAGTGACTGGTTCTCGCCTTTGTACATAGTAGCAAGCAATAATGCAAAGTTACTATATTTTTCTGCAGGGAGATAGCTCTCTCCTGTAACATCATCAAAAGCAAGTTGTCTTCTCCATGCTTCAACAGCTATACGTACATCTTTGTGATTCTTAGCATTTATAAACATGCTATCATGTGACAAAGCGTAATATGCCATGATAGAGTCCTGAATATCCTCTATCATACGTTCGCTTTGTGGGCTGTCATAATCACGATATGCCGTTGCAAGAATTGCCTTCTGTGCTTTTGCAGGTAACGCATTAAACATCTCTTCAAGCTGCGTATTACCACCTTCGAAGATACTCTGGTACATAATACCCTTGATATCGTTCTTAGCTTCTGCCGTGATATTGCCTTTGCTATCAAATGCACTCTTATACTGTGTTGGACTGATCACTCCATTAGCGTTTAGCCATTTCAAAGCATCCACACCATTACTATCAACAAGTTCTGCAAAAGAAATATTCTCGTCATTAGCTCGCAAAAGAATGTTTGCAAAGTTCTTCATCTTGTCACCAAGTTTCTTAACAACATTCTTAGGCTTGATGCGTTCTGTACCTCCGCTTTCTGTATCACTTGCTACAAATTGACCTAATGAAATAGCTTCATTATCGTTCACATCGAGCATATTAACAAGTACTGGCTTATCCATTGCAGCAATGTCTTCTGCTCTTAGACCAAATGATTCTGCATTATCAATGAGATACTTTTTGTACTTATCACCTTGCTCCTGATGATTATCCCACATCTCACGAAGTGCGGCACTTCGATTATTGCCCTGAATAACCTCTCCACGACTATTCACTGTTGGTGCACCAGTATAAGCAGTTACAGACGATGTAATTTCTTCTGGGCGAATTTTTGCTGCAATTTTACGTGCTGCACCTACGCTTGCATCGTCTTTGCGCTCTTTTGGTTGTGCCTCGTCGATGAAGTGCTGTGGATTTCGTTGCCCATTCTTATGACTTGGTTGTAACTGATTAGCTTCTATGATAGCAACGTGTCCTGTGGGAATGTTATCATCATCAAATTTAACCTGTACTTCTTTACCTATCGTCGCGTCAATAGGCTCTTGTCTATCTACCTTATCTCCATTAACACGTCTGTAGCCTCTTGCCCGTGCATCGGTTGCCTTATCCTCTACAAAATCGGGTACGCCATTAAGAGCTTCACGCTTGATGCGTTCTGCTTCTTCTTGCTCTGCGCGTACTTTATCTTCCTTTTCCTTACGTACACGTGCCACTTCATCAGCTTTGCGCTGTTCCTCTGCTTGTATTGCAGCCTCACGCATACGATTAACAGCAGCTATCTTCCTCCAATGTGCAAGTGTTGCCTTAGCCTGTTCAATAACCGCTGCACGTTCTTTCTCTGCTGCAATCTTTTCTGCAATACTACCGCCACTCTTTGTTTTGGTCTTTTCAGCCTTTTTTACACCAGCTTCCAAATCAGACACCATGTCATCAGCAACAGTCTGTGCCATGCTCGTGTCACCTTCCGTCTGCTCTACAATAGCATCCCATGCGGTTTCAGGATCTGTCTGCTCATAAAGAGGCTGTCCAGAATCGTCTTTAGGAATGCGTTCCAAAGCTGTTACCTGCTGCTGGGGGGCTTCCTTTTCTACTGAGTCCTCAGTCTCTTCCTGCTGCTGAGGCTGCTGAACTGTTGCATTTTTTGCAATAGTTTCAGGCGCTTTCGTCATAGCATCAAGCTCTCCAGCATTAAACAGATTTACTTTCTTACCATTAATAGGTTGCTCTGTGTAAACTTCAAATTTACCATCTTCATTCTCAGGGGCTGTTATACTGCCACGAATAGTATTGCCATCCTCGTCAAAGAGTGTGACTTCATCGTTTGTATTGTAAGTATTGCTAGCTGGCGCATGCTCTACAACCTGCGTTGCTGCAACGGCTACTCGACGAGCCTCATCAACCTGCTGTTGTACTTGCTCTTTTGGTAACATGGTTGGCTGCTGAGCTCCGTCAATATCAACAAGCACCATTTCAGGATTAACCTGTCCTGTCTTTTCGTCTATTGCATCACCAATTATAGACAAAGAGTGTTGCGTACCATCTTCTTTGTTTATGATAGAATAGGTATCACCTTGCTTGAATTCTAATTTTCCGTCTATCTTGTCAGCCTGCTGCTGTGCAAATGTCTGACGGATGTTGTCCGCGGCAGCTTCCTTTTCTTCTTGTGGATTAATAGGTGCATCCACTTTGAATATTGCGGAAGGGTCTGCTGTTTCAAGTTCTCCTGTCTCAGCATCACGCAATACAACGAAGTCATCAGAGTGTTCATGATCAACACCACTACCATCAGGGAGCATAACAACGTTACCATTGACAATATAGACTTGTCTATCATCCACTTTCATTGTTGCAGGGTGAATAGCGCCTGTATCAAGGTTAGTGCGCTGTTCTGCTTCAAGGTTGCTTTCATGCACTTTTGTGTCAATATCGTCTTTCACACGTTGTATCATACCATTATAAGCAGCACGTGCATTGGCATAGTCAGTAACTGCCTGTAGTTGCGCGTCATTAAAATCACCACTGCGTTTCATATATCCTAAGGTTGACGCACCTCCATCTTCACCCATCATGTGCTCAAGTCCCTCTTCATCCCAACCTGTAGCTTTAAGGGCTTGCTTTTTCGCCTCATCATAAAGAATAGATGTGTTACGGAGCTCTTGATCCCCTTGTGCGTTGTAACCCATACTGTAGGCTTCATCCATTGCGTTAAACTGACCCTCCAACTTATTCTTTGTGTCTTGTGCGTTGAAACCATGCACTACAGCTGTACGATATTGATATTGTAAGGCTGCAATCTTTTGAGCGTCTGACAAAGACTTATCATTGCCAATTTTCTCCATTACGCTACCTATCTGCTTTTCATCAGCGTTATCAATAGCGTTCTTGTATTCATCCCAACGCTCTCCAAAAATAGAACGTGCTTGTGCGTCAGTTTTGCGCTGCTCATGTGGTGCCTTGTAGCGTTCTCTAGCATAACCTGCTGTGTTAACTCCGCTCATTATACCACTCATCAGAGCAACACTATAGAACGTATCAAGATTAATCTTTGGGTTGAACACTCCAGTGTGTGGGTCTGTGTCGAGTGTCATATCTCCATTGGTAACAGCATTGTAGAGGTTGTTTGCAACCTCCTCGAAGTATTCTCCAGCCATTCCGTTCCACTTGGTTCTCTCTTGGAAATTTTTCCATGTCTTCGCCCAATTAGATGAACTCATATGTTCAAAAGCATCAACGACCTTTCCTAATCCAATCTTACGCGCACCACGACCAATAGCTGCATTTACTTTGCCCACTCCAGGTAGATATTCGCCCCACATTTCAGAGATATTCTCTGCATACTGACCATTGATAGCCTTAGCGAGTGCCTTTACATCACTATATTCCTTGTTTTGGAAGATGTAACCACCCTTGCCATCGGATTGTACATCGCCTGTCTTTCGATTGAGATAATCGCCTACAATCTTTGTTGGGCTATACATACCAGTAACGACACCTGCTTCTACAGCGTCCATACCTACACGTGTTGCACCCTTAGCAAGTCCTGTGACGGCTTTTGCGATAGCTCCTTTGCCAAATTTCTGCAGTGCCCTCTTAGCAACAGTCTTAGCAACACTTGCAGCAGCTTCTTTGCCTATTCCAGAGGCTGGATTTGCAGCCATTTGCGCCATAAACCCAATAGTACCGACAAGATTCTGACCTGCTCCGAATGCACCGCCAAGCTTATCAGAGGCTGCTGATTGGACGTTATTGGCAATAGCCGCTGCGTCAAGAAGCATCTTATCTTTAGCAGTTGCTTTACCGTCCTCATAGTTCTTAGCAGCACGATATATATTGGTTGCATTGAATGTATCTGCAATCCCGAAATCATACGCTGATGGGTCTGTAACTCCAGCCATAATGCCCCCATATAGACGGCTAAGGACTCCTGCGTCTCCATAGCGATCTGCGTCGGCTTTCATCTTTTGCGCACGGGTAAGCATTCCTACAGTAGCAATGCCTGCCTTTGCATCCTCTGGAGTATACTGGAAAACATTTCCTCCACCTACAGCAGAACTTCCACTAAATCCCTCTAAGGCTTGACGTAAAGCACCAAGAAATGGATGTTCTTTTCGATATGCTTCTTTCTTTTCATAATCTTCATTAAAGGCGTCATTGACACTTTTTGTAGCATCTTTGTAAAGCTTCTCAACCTTTTCTTTCTTACGTTGTTCCTCAATGCCTGTCTGAACACTATCTCCGTATGCATCTGCACGAGCCTCATCTGACGATACACCAACAAGAGGCTTCCCTGCTTCGTTCGTTACGAGGTTCCCTTGTTCGTCACGTGCTACTGTTGGAGCAAACATAGAATGAACTACATCTCCATTTTCATCGTATGTCAATCCAGCGTCAACAGGGTTGCGCAATTCTTTCCCTGTTGCCTGCACGTAGTCAATCTCATCTTTCTTCTGTTGCATTACCTGTGGTATGCCCAATTCCTCTGCCGCTTTCTTGTCACCGTGCACAGCATCATCAAATGCTTTGACTACTGTAGGTTTACCCAAACGCTTCTGTTCACGCTCTACACGCTTTGCTTTAGCTTCGTTACCTAACTGTACAGCACGCTGCACATGTGGGTTTGATGGAGTAGCACTACGTTTTGCCTGCTCTCCAAGAACTTCATTACGGTGCTCTTCTGAAAGATTATAACCTACGGGCTGTGGTTTTAAGCTGTACGATACCTTTCCAAATGAGTCTGACAAAAGAGGCTTACTACCTTGTGGTGTATTCTGCCGAGGATTTACTGTTGGAGCAGGTGTAGGTTTCGCCACAGCCTGCTTTTGAATAGGCGTATGCTCAATAGAGAACGCGTGAAGGCCTTGCTTCCTCGCTTTGTCGAAGTGCTGTAATGGTATGTCATAATCTCCCTTCTGCGCATCACGCATACGTATAGTAGCACCCTTGTATGCATCTGCATATGACTGAATCCCGTACTTATCGATATTTTCTTTAGACACCTGATGTTCTTTGCCATCAGCTGTTTTAATTGTATATGTTATCTTGTTAGGCATAATTTTTTAATTTAATGGTGGTCTATTAGTTGAGGTTGTCATTTTCTTTGTGGTTTTCTTTGTTCCACGACGATAACTGTTCACATTGAATCCCCCTGTATTAGGAGTTCCTGTAGCCCCTATTAGGCTGCGTACATCGCTATCCATAGAGGGGAAATCACCGACGTTAGAAACGACCAGTGCTGCTATACCATCTCGACTCTTAGTCTTCTCCAATGCATCTGCTATTGCAGCGTAATGCTGCGCATTCTTGCGATCACCAGACTTACGATAACGTTCTGACGCTGCTTTAGCTTTTCTTATCATTGAAGGAGCGAGTGATGTTAAAGCACCTTTCTTCTCGGGTGAGTAGGTGTGCACGCTACCATCATGTAATCTGATAGTCTCCTGTTTACCTGTACTTTTGCCTGAGCTAGAACCTGAACTAGTTCCCTTTGTAGTTCCATCCGCATTATGTGTAGCTCTAAAATGACTTTCAGATTGACTTATTTTTGCTGCACCTTGCGCTTCGCTTACTCTGTTATGACGACTCGTTTCAGCTATTTGGGTTCCTTTAAGTTCCTCGTTGGCCTTGTGAGTACGTTTAGTCTCTTCTAACGTCTCTTTCTTAAGCCCCTGGTTCTCTTTGAATTGTTGCTCTTTTTGGTCAAATGCTTGCTTCCACTGATCATCTTTAACGTCGTCCCTATCTTTCTTGTATTTAGCTTCTTCTGCGTCTTTTGCTTGATTATAAATATCTATGTTAAGCTGACGCATCCAAGCTCTATCTCTATTCTTTCTTTCTTCGTCCGCCTGCTTTGCATTCATAATATCTCTTACGTACGCATTCATTTTAGCATCTCTATCTGCTCGCAATTTCTCCCACTTGCTTTCAACTTTGTCAGACTGACTATTACGATGATTATACATATTGGGAGCACCTTTTGTCGTAAAATATAAATTAGAAAGAGCGGATATTCCATCTCCTATCGCGGCGAATATCTTCTCGCGCTTTTCTTTTTTACGCTCTTTGTCAAGCTGCTCTTTGGTAGGCGGAGTAAAGGGATTAAGCTGTTTATATATATCTTCATACGACATCTGTTTACCTACTGTAGTAGCAGGTGTAGTTGATACAGTCGGATGCTCTTCGCTCTTCTGTGCCACTTGCTGCACAACGTTAGGGATAGTAGTGGCAATAGTAGTGGTGGGAATATTTATTTTTCCTGGCTGTGTAGTTGGAACCGCTCCGTTCTTACGCAAATTTGCATCTTCATCTCTCTGGGTTGATTCAGAAGGAACTCCTATAGCTGCTTGCACCTCCTGTCTCTCAGAAGGTGCTATGGGCTGTGTTGATGGTTGCGTGGGCGACTCAGCCTTTCTGCCCAGTATGTCATTTAAACTACTCATATGATGAAATTTTAGAATGGCATACTACCAGCAGCACCAGCTACGCCCTGAACAGCTTGACTAATGGCATTAGCCTTGTCTTGTTCGAGCTGATTGAGCTGTCCAGCTAAGTCTGCATCACGTTGCCTATACTGACTCTCTATAGAATCTTTGCGCTTGTCTGCATTAACAGAGATCTGGGCTGTCGCATCAGATAATGCTTTACTATTTTCAGCTTTAGCGGCTGCTACACTCTCTTCTGTGCCACCCATGACTGCCTGTGCACCTGCGGCTGCTTTATTACGGTTCTTGATACTTTCTTCTGTCATCGTTAAAAGACGCTGGGCGTCTGCACGCTGCGTTGCGTCTTCATTATAGCGCTGATCATACCAGTCTTGATTGGATTTTCGTTGAGCTTCAATATTAGCTTTCATCTTCTTGATAGCATTTGTTGCGCTTATACCTCCGAAAATACTACCCGCAGCACCTACTGCAGCACCTATCATTCCCATATTATATACAATTAAAAGTTATCTATTTTTTGCGAAAATAATACATTACCTTTGCATGGTTAGTTTAACTTTTTATACACCAAATAATATGAGTACAGAAAAAAAGAAAGGTGGACGACCTAAAGGCATACCTAAGACGGGCGGACGGGTTGCTGGGACACCAAATAAAGTTTCGGGAAAAGTAAGAAGTATTCTTGCAAATGTTACTGGTAGTTACTATGACTCTGACCTATTTGAGAAAGACTTAGCAAGTCTTGAGCCTAAAGAGCGCATCCAAGCAATGGAGAAGTTCACCGCCTATATAGCTCCTAAGTTGCAATCAACGACTCTTGACGTTGCTACGGAGACTAAGAAAACCATCGAAGACAGACTCATCGCTCTATCTGGAGGAGACAAATAAATTCTAGAATTGACTACTATAGAAACGTTATTATTGAATCGCTGAGTTAGTTGAATAATTTGTTTTTTGAAATGGGGTTGTTCGTGAGAATAGCCCCTTTTTATTTGTAACTAATTTAATTACAAATATTTATAAAATACTCCCTATATGTCGCACTTTGGTGTTTTTTACATCGTTTATAATGCTCCCTATATGTCGTAGTTGTACCATTTCCTTGGCGTCGGGAATATGGTTTTTATAGCCAAAAGTATTATTGTAAACGAACGTTAATTTATTTCTTCCGAAGAAATCCCACTTGAAACGCATTTCTTCCGAAGAAATCCCACTTGAAACGCATTTCTTCCGAAGAAATCCCACTTGAAACACATTTCTTCCGAAGAAATCCCACTTGAAACGCATTTCTTCGGAAAAAAGTGCACAAAGTAAAGTAAAATAAATAATCTACATCTACCGCGCGCGTACGTACGCGAGAAGCATATTCCTTTTGTTAATGAACGTAAAAAAGAAAACCTACAAAAGAAAGTTCTTCTGTAGGTTGAAAAGTGTATTAGAAACCTTTGCCTTTCATCCGCTCGTAAACAACAGATTGTTTCTTGTCTTGGTTCTCTATTTTGAAAATAACCATTGAACGATTGGGAATGTCATCAGGAAGCTGTGTGACAAGTTTTGCAATTACTTCGTCAACATTGTTAAAACCGACATCAGTTATCTCGGCTAACTTACGTCCTTGAAAAAATGCTTCTCCATGTACTTGGTAACGATATGATAGTTTAAAACGTTCTTCTTTTGGTTTCTGCTCGCGTCTTGACGGTTTATCAGAGAAGAAAATAAAATCAATGACCTTTTCGTTGAGTTCCCATGCAGGCGAGTAATCTGTCTTGATGTAGCCTCGTGTTACCTTATGAGCGCTACTATGATTCATTGCAAATGCAACTTCTTCAATACTTGCATTACAATCATTCTGTGCTATAGTTCCCCAAGTGTGACGGAAAGTGTAAACAGAATAATCGTTATCTTTATCAATTCCCATAGCCTCGCAAAGGTGTCGAATACCAATGTTTACATTTGCGCTAAAGCTATCAGATGTCGTATGCCGTTTTGCAAAACAAAAAAGATGATCATCATCCTCGTCTGTGCTTTTGTATTTCTCAAATAAAGGCTGCAAAATAGCTGGAACACGCATTTCCATATAAGCACCATCCGTGCGAAACATCTTTGTCTTTGCTCTCTGATAGTGAAGAATGCCATCGTAAAAATCAGACTTCTTCATGTGGAATAAATCTACAGTGTTAATTCCTGCCAGGCAGATAACAATCATAGCTACGTCACGTCCTAATTCTTCGAGTGGGTGCGCCATCTTGCTCTCGGGAAGAGGGAAAAAGAAAAACTCTCTACATGCTTCGGGAGTTATAGCGAGCTTCTCTGGTCTGTCCGCCTTTGGAATCTCAACGCTTATCCAAGGATTGGATTTAATTCTGATGAGATTATTATCGTAGTCGTTGTATTCTACAAGAGCAGCTTTATACACTTGACGAATGCAAATAGGGTACATCTCCTTCGCACGTTTTGTTGTTTCAAGAGATTTTATCCATTGGTTAATAAATAACGAAGTAAGTTCAGAGAACATGACTTTGGTTGTACCAGCAAAACGTTCAAGATGTTGTAAGGCAAGTTCATAGTTGCGTGCATTGCGTTGCTGCCCTCGGTCAACCATTCTGTCAATGTGCTTACGTGCGTACTCACTGAAACATAAGTCAGAGTCCATTGTGCGTAAAAAGTCAACCACTTGCTTCACTGTCCATCTTGATGTATTCACTCTGTTAAGCCTATCGTTGTACTCGATGATCAGACTTGAGCAATATTGCAAAACGTATGGGTCGGTAATTTCGTTCGTCTTACTAAGCCCCTTACTTGTTACATACTTGCCAGT